AAGGACGACGATTTCGTCGTCATGATGACCGCCGCCAACAAGGGCGTCTACCCTCCGCGCAAGGCGTTCGCCGAGAACTTCATGGCGTTCGCCATGTTCGCCCAGAAGCACTCGGATGCAGTCCTCTACATGCACACCGAGGAGAGCGGGTCGATGGGAGGCATTGACCTCAAGACCTTGGCCCAGGCGTGCGGTATTGCCCCAGAACGCATCAAATACGCCGACCCGTACCTTTACCGCATGGGGCTACCCAAGCACGCAATGGCGGCCCTCTACAGTGCGGCAGACGTGCTCCTGGCTGCGAGCATGGGTGAAGGGTTCGGCATCCCCGTCATCGAGGCCCAAGCCTGCGGCACCCCGGTCATCGTCTCAAACTTCACCGCCCAGCCGGAGCTCGTCGGTGACGGTTGGGTCGTGGACGGGCAACCGTTCTGGGATGCGGCCCAGAAGTCGTGGTTCTTGACGCCTTCGGTGCCGGCAATCTTGAACTCGTTGGAAGAGGCGTACAAGCGAGGGCATGGTACGTCGCAGAAGGCGGTGGAGTTCGCCAAGCAGTACGAGGCCGACGCGGTGTACGAGTCGCATTGGAAGCCGGCGATGAAGGAGATTGCTGCGTGGTGCCGATCGTCCCAGTCCTGATCGTGCCGGTGCTAACGGAGCACCAGCGGGTCGATCAGATGTTGAACTCGTTCACGGGTCGCATCGGCGACCTGGTGGTGGTGGACAACGGTCCGTGCGGTTGGGTTCCGACGGCGGTGCATGCGGAACGAGTGTGGCATCTTCGCATGCCGTCGAACTTGGGTGTGGCGGCTTCGTGGAATCTCGGCATCAAGGCGACGCCGAAGTCGGCCGGGTGGATGGTCGTGAATCATGACGTCACGTTCGGCGGTCACGGCGTGGAGGAGTTCTTCGTCGATTGTTCGCCGTCGAATCTGGTGCTCGGCGGGAAGCCGCCGTGGTCGTGTTTCTGGGTCGGGTCGGAAGTCGTGAAGAAAGTCGGGTTGTTCCACGAGGGGTTTCACCCGGCGTACTTTGAGGACAACGATTACGAAATCAGGGTGCAACGAAAAGGCTGCGAAATCGTGCGTTCGACTGCGGCCATCTATCACCGCAACTCCTCCACGCTGCGTTCATCGGAGAAGTTCGAGCGTCTGAATGGCAAGTCATTCGATGCGAACCGCATACTGTTTGAGGAGCGCATGACGCAAGATTTGCCGTTGGATTGGGACTTGACGCGACGCCTGGAGTTGGGATGGGACTGAACACCGTCACGCTTGGCGCGTTGAACTGGGGCGACCGCTATTGGTCAAGGTTCGGTGAACGGTTCTTGGCGTCGATCGCACGATGCAATCCGCAACCTGACCGCATCATCATCGCGACGGACAAGCCGCTCGAAGGGTTGCCTGAGAACATCACGCAGTTGGTGTATGAGGGCGGGTTCATGGGCATCAACTTGATTGCCAGAGAGTGCGGAACCGATTGGCTGTTTTTCAGCGGTGTCGACGACGAGTTGCTCCCTGATGCGTTCGTCGACATCAACGGCACCGAGGATGCGATCGGGTTCGCCGGTCAGCAGGCAGGAGAGACGAGCACGATCGCCTATCCGCCGCCGCCTGGACTGTTCGAGATTTGCTACGACTTGCCGAACAATCCGATGAACGGCGGATACATCTTCCGCTGTTCGACGCTGATGGAGATTCCGTTCCGCGAATACATCTACCCCGACGAGGTGCTGTTCGCCGAGTGGGCATACTTTGGGAAGAAAGTGAAGCTTGACTACCGCGTGCGGATCGTGTGGCATCGCTGGTCTGGTTCGCAGTCGTGGCCGGCGAACCGTGCGGGTGAGCAACAGGCGCAGGAGTTCAAGGCGAGATTGCGTGCGGGGCTTATTCAGAAGGGCGTCCCAGAGTAGGATTGACGCGTCATGGCGATCACCAACGGCTACTGCACGCTCGCTGAAATCAAGTCGGCTCTCCGTATCGGCACGGCCGACACGGCCGACGACGGCCTGCTGGAGAACTGCGTCGGAGCCGCATCACGCCTGATAGACGGCTATTGCAACCGCCAGTTCTGGGCGGTCTCATCGGCGACGCCGCGAGTCTTCCAAGCGAACACCGAGTTCGTGTGCGACGTCGACGACTTCTACACCACTACCGGTTTCGTGCTCATGACTTCGTCGTTCGCTGACGGCACATTCGACACCACATGGCAGACGAGCGACTACCAACTTGAACCGTTGAACGGCGTGCTCGACGGACTCACTTGGTCATACGACAAGATCCGTGCGGTCGGCAACTATCTGTTCCCGACCGTGAACGCCAACTACGGCGAACAGGCGTTGGTGCAGGTGACGGCTCGTTGGGGTTGGGCGAGCGTGCCCGAACCCGTCAAGCAAGCGTGCATCATCCAGTCGTCGCGCATTTTCAAGCGGTACGACTCGCCGCTCGGCGTTGCCGGCTTCGGCGACCTTGGCGCGATCCGCGTCTCTCGGTTCCTCGACCCTGACATGGCTCAGCTCGTTGAGCCGTACCGACGCATGCGGATGTTTGCGTGACCGCGACAGTAAATCAAATCAAGGACGGTCTCAAAACCGCTCTATCTGCCATCCCAGAGATGCGGGTCTACGACTACCAACCCGACCAGGTCAATCCGCCTTTTTGCTTTCCCATCCTTGAAGAGGTGACGTATCACGGCGCGATGGGCGCGGGGAACGTCGTGCATCAGTTCACCGTGCAGGTCGTGGTATCACGTCAGTCAGAGCGAGCGGCCCAAGACAGACTTGACGGCTATCTGTCCTACTCCGGTAGTCAATCGGTGCGGGCGGCAATCGAAGCCGATAGGACACTAGGCGGAATCGTCCAGGATCTCATCTGCACGTCCGCTAGAAACATCTTGAACTTTGATGCGAACGACACAACCTATTTGAGCGTTGATTTCCAAGTGACCGTGTACGCTTAGAACATGGCGAAATACCTCGTCTCTGGTCCTTTTCCCGTCAGTGGCATTCAGCCGGGCGGGTTTGTGGACGGAAGCGGAATTGACAATGTAGAGTTGTTGATTGCAGCAGGCGTCCTCTCGCCGATGGCAGAAGAAGTCAAGAAACCCTCGAAGGCCGATAAGGCAGGAGACAAATAGTCATGGCAAAGCTGGTCCTCAAAGACGCGAACATCGTTTTCAATGGAACTGACATTTCGGCGAACGTGGCGTCTTTGACGCTTTCGACCACCGCTGCGGAGGTCGCGACAACCGCCTTCGGGTCGTCTGCGGTGACGCGAGTGTCCGGTTTGATTGACAACTCGGTCACGTTCAGCATCCACAACGACTACAACGCCATCGACGGGATTTTCTTTCCGCTCGTCGGCTCGACCGCAGTGACCTGCGTCGTCAAGCCGAACGGCACTGCTGCGGCTTCCTCGGCTAACCCGAGCTACACGTTCTCTGTGCTGGTGACGGAGTGGACTCCGGTCAACGGAGCGGTTGGCGAGCTTGCGACTGCGGACGTGACCTTCCCGATTTCGGGTGCAATCACCAAGTCCGTCGGCGCGTAACAACAACCACTTCACCCTGCGGAGGTAACAAATGAAATTGCCCATGACCGTCGTCTACGACGGAGGCACACGCAAACTCGTGGTCGCACAGTTCGCGGACTTCATTGCGTTTGAAAACGCGCACAACAAATCCGTCGCAAAAATGGACACCGAACTACGCCTGTCCGATCTTGCGTGGATTGCCTGGCACACAGAAAAACGAAACAAACAAACCGCACTCGGATTCGACGAATGGAATCTGACCGTCTCAGAACTGGAGCTCGGTGGCGAAGACGCCCGGATCGTCCCTTTGGAGAGCAATCAGCCCACTGGCTGATCGCGTATTTGTCCTGCGAAACGGGCATAGCCCCGTCACAACTGCTACAAGAATCACCACGGATGCTGTTCACCATGCAGGCATACCTAAGATGGAAAATGGTGAAAATGAACCCGACACCGTACCGAGAATGACATGGCTCTAGTCTCAGCTTTTCGTGTCAGCGAACGCCTCCCTGGCGGGGCACGCAACGAGAAAGCAATCGGCGCGGCCATCTCAATCGAGGGACTGACCGACATCCTCAACGACCTGCAACGCATTGAACCCAATTTCAACAAGGAGATGCGGAAGGCCGGTCAAGCGGTGGCGCAACTCCTCGTCAACGAAGCAGTCAAAGAAGCCGCCTCGATCACCAGGGCACGTCAAGCTTTGGAAGTCATGAAGGGCATGCGGGCACAACGCGACCGCTTGCCGACCATCAAACTTGCACACAATTCGGGCTTCGTGTCCAAAAGCCGCCCAAATCGCAACCGCAAGACAAAAGTGACTCGTGGGGACGTGTTCTTCGGTGCCGAGTTCGGTGGTGGTGCCCGCAAGGAAACCAGCCAGTTTCTTCGGCATCGTGGCAGATCCGGCTACTTCTTCTGGCCCACGGTCAGGAAAGAAAAGAAAAACATCGCAACCGAATACTTGACGGCCATAAGAAACGTCATGAAACAAGAGCTTTTCAAATAATTGTGTCACACTCGCCGATACGGTAGCCTGACAACCAAGGAGGCCCGCCCTGTTCTCCGCAGTCAAATTCCACAACCTGCAAGCCCGATGGCCGAAAACCATCACGGACGACTGGATGCAGTTCGTCGACCTGTTGCACCACCACAAAGAACGGCAACAAAAACAAGACGGCGACCTGTACTCACCCGTCACCTACGGCCACCGCAAACCCCGCGGAAACGCCAACGTCACCC